CCCCCCCCCTACCCTGCCAGGGCCGGGGGCGAGTTGTATATGCTCCCCCTGAGAGCGCAACTCTTTGTCCACTGGTTTAGGTTGTCCCCTAGAGCGCAACCCTGTCTAATTTTTTTTTTGCAAACTGACTGTGATCTGGTGTTGGGATGGAGAGTACGACTGAGGTATTGGAGTAGCAGGAGGAAGAAGTAAGCAGAACCTCCGTAGGTTCCTAAAAAGACGCTTCGCTAGAAGTTTGTCTCGACCACGCTTCCGTTGGCGTCCGGCAACCGCTTTGTGGTTGCTCCCCTGCTTTCGCTACAGGGCTTCGTTCCCCGCTCCCTGGCGTCCAGGTCTTGCGGACGAAACAGAATTAACGTGGCCCAACTCCCCGCGTTTCGAGGGAACCTCACCACGACTAGTTACTACACCCCCGTCACGAGTGACTCAGGCAGTGGTTCACTTGCGGTTACAGTTAAGCATAGTTAACTCTTTTTGTAAAGGGACCGTTTATGCATTTATGCATCACTTTATGCAGTCGGCGATGGCGTTCAGTCCCCACTCGTAATGCTCGTCGTAACGCTTCTTAGATGCGTCATGATGTCCTTCCAGTCGGAGATGCAGGAGTTCATGCTTCAGCGTCTCTAGCGGCGCGCTAGAACCCTTAGCGAGGAGAATAATCGCCCTCCTCTCCTCCACCGACCACCAAGCGTTGCCTTCGCAGTCGCGGTCCATTTCTCCTGCCCAGTAGTCGGGATCATCGACCTCCCTCCCCCACCCCACCCGTATGTCCCATTCCATCAGCCGCAGTTTGATTTGATATTCCCGGCACACTTTACGGAGGTAGCGTATTCCCAGCGGACGGCTGCGCCTTTCCATATCGGTCACGCAATCGCCAGATTCCGCTTGATCGGCTTTGCCCAGTCGCTCAAGTAGCTGGTCCCGTACAGGGCCACCCCAGCATCGCTAGCAAAAGTGAGAACGAAGGCGTCTGCCACGTCAGGGCTGGGTAGACCCCTGCGGCGCATGTCCTCCTTGGCTTCGATCTTGATTTTCCCGCCAGAAGTGAACCCGTACCGGATCGCGGAGAGTTCCCCTACCAGCCGCTCATCTCCAGGAATCTTGCAGTCTCGCTTCTCCAGCCACGCTTTTGCCTTGTACCAAAGCTCCGCTCTCAGGTTGGCGTAGGTAGCCCCCAGTGCCGGGGACTCGCTGACGTTAATTCCCCTCGTCGGGAGTTTCAGTTCCCGCAGACGATCCACTACCCCCGCACCGAGGCCGATGCTATCTACAAGAATCTCCACAGGTTTCTTGTCTGTGCTGTTGTATTCGGCTACCACTGCCCCCACTAGACTCATGAGGTCGAGGTTGCGCCACTTTCTAGGAGGTTCGAGGATGATGTTGCGCTGGCGCTTCACCAGACACGAGCTATCCGTGCCGAACCGGGCCACGTCCAGACCCCATACGATAGGCGCTTCAGGGTTCGCCACCACGTCACGGGTGGTCGCCGCCTCGATCAACTCGTAAGGAATCACCGTATCGTCGTCCGACTTCGGGAACTCACCCAGCACGCGGACCCGGTAGACGTTCGACTCCTCGCCATAGCGCATGGCGATCTCTCGGATGAACTCCTTGGACACTCGCGGCGAGTCATCGCAGGAAACCCGCATCGTGAACCATTCCGATGCCAACTTGTGATGGGTGTCGAAGAAGTAGCCGCTACCACGCACCGGGTTGCCGATCAGGATGGTACAGGCAGAGTGGCCGGACATAGAACCAGACGCAGCCTCGAAGACCTGCTCTGGCACGCCAGAGGCTTCGTCAGCGATCAGCAGGACGTTCTCTGAGTGGATACCAGCCAGAGCTTCCGGCGACTCCGCACGGCTCGTTCTAGCCGAAATAAAGGCACTTTCTGGACTAGCCTTGTACTCGATGCGCTCGGCCTTGACCTCCAGCAAATCGAGGATCGGCTGCGGCAATGCCTTGATCCATCGCTTCAGTTCAGCGAACAGGGCGTCGAACAACTGTGGGGCGGTCGGAGCGGTCACAACGACCTTGCATGGGTTCCTTGTGAGCAGGAACCAGAGCATCAACCAGGACACCGCCGTAGACTTGCCGACACCGTGGCCGGAGCGAATCGAGATACGGCGCTTCCCGGTGGCGACTGCGTTCATGAACTCTGCTTGCCATGCGTCTGGATCGACCCCAATCACTTCCTGAACAAACAGGACGGGGTTTGCGTGATATCGCTCAAGCCATTCGGAGAAGACAGAATTGCTCATCGGGAGAGGCCCCCTTGCGTTAACTTTAGTTCCATGCTAGTACTTAACCATAGTTAAGATGGAATACCAAACCTCGGCTAACGAAGACGAATCCATCGACCAACAGCCGGAAGGCATGTCGGAAGATGAACTGCAAGCTATCGTTGCCGCGATGGTGACGGATGCTGAGTCATTCGTCATGGCTGAGGTCAAGCCGCAGCGCGAGGAATCCCAACGGCGCTACGACGGAGATCCCTACGGAGACGAGGTAGAGGGCCGCAGCAAGGTCATCTCCCGAGATGTACGCGATTCCGTAGCCGCGATCCTCCCTAGCCTGATGCGAATCTTCTTTGGCTCGGAGAAGGTTGTAGAGTACGCTCCGAACAAGCCTGAAGATGTTCCCGTAGCGGAACAGGCTACCGAATACATTAACCACATCATCCAGAAGGACAACCCTGGCTTCCAGGAGTTCTATTCGGCCTTCAAGGATGCGCTGGTCCTCAAGACCGGAATCATTAAGTGGTGGTGGGATACAGACACCAAAGTAGAGGCAACTCCGTTTTCTGGTATCGACCAGCTATCGCTCGAAGCCCTGATGGGCCAAGAGGGTATCGAGGTAGCCGATATCCAGGTAGAAGAGATGCCGCACGACCCGTCGATGGGTCAGGACCCGAATTATCAAGCTCTCCAGACTTTCGCCGGAACCATCAAGCGGAAGACTGAGACGAAGCGTGCGAGAGTCAAAGCGATCCCCCCTGAAGAATTGCTCATTGACTCTCGCGCTACTTCCTTCGATGACGCATCTATCGTTGTCCACCGCAGTTATCCGACCGTCAGCGAACTCGTGGCAATGGGCTACGACAAGGACGAGATCGAGGAAGCCGCGGGTGACCAACCTGTTGATATTGAAGTCGTTACACGCACCAAGGAATACGGGCAGTACGATTCCGCTGCGAATGATGCGCTGCGCCGGGTGCGCTATGACGAGTGTTATGCGCGTATCGACTTTGATGGAGACGGCATAGCGGAGCTTCGCCGCATCTGTGCGCTAGGCGCAGACTCCGACATCATCCACAACGTCCCCTGTGACGAGGTTCCGTTCGCGGCGTTCTGTCCCGATCCCCGTCCTCACCAGTTCTACGGGAACTCCATCTCCGACGTAACGATGGATGTGCAGCGTATCAAGTCGGTTGTGATGCGCGAGATGCTGAATAGCCTGTCGCAGTCGATCAACCCCCGTACCGGGGTGGTTGAGGGGCAGGTCAACATGGAAGACGTTCTCAACAATGAGAATGGCGGAATCATCCGTATGCGTGCTCCCGGCATGGTGCAACCCTACGAGACTCCGTTCGTGGGACAAGCGGCGTTCCCGGTGCTTCAGTACATGGATGACGTGAAGGAGCAGCGTACGGGGCGCTCCAAGGCTTCGCAGGGACTTGCCGCTGAAACCCTCCAGTCCTCGACTCAGGCGGCTGTAAACGCCACCGTAACCGCAGCGCAGGAGTCTCTGGAGTTGATTGCGCGTATCTTCGCGGAAACCGGGATGAAGCGGCTGTTTAGTGGGCTGCTGCGACTCATCATCAAGCACCAGGATCGTCCCCGCGTGGTGCGCCTTCGTAACCAGTGGGTAGAGATTGACCCTCGTTCATGGGACGCAGAGATGGATGTTTCCATCAATATTGCCCTTGGAGGCGGTACGACGACCGAACGCGGACAGAAGCTCGAAGCGATTGCCGCAAAGCAGGAGTTGATTCTCCAGACCATCGGTGCGGACAACCCGGTTGTGTCGGTCGCTCAGTACTCGAACACGCTTCGGAAGATGGTTGAGATGGCTGGATTCGCGGACGCCTCGATGTTCTTTAACTCCGTACCGGCCAACTATCAGGACCCCAAGGGAGCCAAGCCTAGCCCAGAGGAAATGCTGGCGCAGGTACAGGCGCAGTCCATTCAGGCAGACATTCAGAAGAAAGCAGCGGAACTCCAGCTACAGCGGGAGAAGATGCTGCGAGATGACGACCGTGCGCGTGACCAGATGGCGCAGGATCGTGAAATCGCCCTCACTGAGTTGCAGTTGAAGTACCAGACGCAGCTTCAGCAGACGGACATGAAGATCCAGGCAGAACAGATGGCCCCTCGTGAGGTGCAGCAGTGACCCTCGACGAGCAGATCCAGCGCGGCATGAAGGCCGAAATGATCCTCAATGACGCCCTCTTTCAAGAGATGGTGCAGGACGTTGAGATTCAGGCGGTAGCCGACTGGAAGTTCGCCCAAAGTATCGCGGAGCGCGAGATGTGCTGGATGAAAGTCCAGGCTCTCGATGCCGTGATGAAGGAACTACGCGCAGTACGCGACAACGCCCTGATGGTGGAGAAGCGTATTGGCAAGGATGGGAATAAATGAGCGATACGTCTTTGACTCTTGACCAAGCCGCAGAGCAGATTTCGGGAATCCTGAATCCTCAGACTGAGGAGACCCAGGCCGAAGACGCTGCTCCCGAAGCAGACGCCACGGAGACGGAGGAAGCGGAAGTAGAGGCTGCCCCAGACGAAGCCGAAGCAGAAGCGGAAACGGAAGACACGCAGGAGGAACCTGCTCCAGAACCTCAAGCAATTGAGATTGACGGGCAGAAGATCCCCCTAGAGGAAGTCAAGCGCGGGATGCTGCGTCAGGCAGACTACACGCGCAAGACCCAGGAATTAGCTGACCACCGTAAGGCGCTGGAGTCCGAAGCAGCCGCTCTCCGACAGGAGCGGGACCTGTATTCGCAGTTACTCCCCGCATTGCAGCAGCAGCTACAAGCAGCAGAACCAGATTGGGACAAGGAGTTCGCAGATAACCCCATCGAAGCCGTAAAGAAGCAGTACGAGTTCCAGCGCAAGCGGGAAGCCGCTCTCGTTGCACAGCAGGAAGCGCAACGCATCCAGGCTGTACGTGAGCAGGAAACCGCACAGCAGTACAAGGCGCGGCTGGACGAGGAATATGGAAAGCTGGTCGCCGCGATCCCTGAGTGGAAAAACGCGGATACCGCCAAGGCTGAGATGGCGAAGCTCGTTGAGGTGGCAAAGACCTTTGGTTGGTCCGATGCAGAACTCAACGGCTTCAACGATCACCGTCAGGTGCTCGTGCTGCGTGCTGCTGCGAAGGGACTCGATCAGCAGAAGCGGGTAGCGGCAGTGAAAGCCGCAGAACCCAAGGTTGCTGTGATGAAACCCGGCGCGAAGCCCACGAGGGTCGCTGATGAAGTTACGCAAATGAAGCAACGTCTGGCAAAGAGCGGTCGCGTCGAAGACGCTGCTGCGTTCATCCGCAACACAATCCTCAAAGGAGAAAAGTAAGTGGCTATCCAGACCAATAGCTTTACCCGATTCGATGCAATCGGCGTCCGTGAAGACTTGGCGAATGTGATCTACAACATCTCGCCCACCGAAACCCCGTTCATCAACAACGTTGGCCGTGGCAAAGTGACCAACACCCTGTTTGAATGGCAGACCGACACGCTGGCTTCGCCCTCCGCTACGGCGCAGATCGAAGGCAACGACTGGGCTTCTACCTCTCAGGCGCAGACGGCTACCGTTCGTCTAGGCAACCGCACCCAGATCCAGTCGAAGGTCATCATCACGACTGGCACGCTCGAAGCTGTCAATAAGGCTGGCCGTGCTGACGAGATGGCGTACCTCATGGCGAAGGGCATGAAGGAACTGAAGCGGGACATGGAATACTCGCTGCTTCAGAACCAGGGCGCTGTCACTGGTAGCACGTCGGCTGCTCGTCAGACCGCTGCGTTGCTGGCCTTCCTGAAGACCAACGTCGATAAGGACGCTGGCGGCACGAACCCCACCTACACCTCGGGTGTCCCCGGTGTGGCTCGTACTGATGGCACGGTGCGTACCTTTACGGAAACGATCCTCAAGAGCGTTCTCCAGAAGGTGTGGACCTCGGGCGGCGACCCCACGATGGTCATGGTTGGTCCGGTGAACAAGCAACGGGCTTCCGGCTTCTCTGGCGTTGCCACGAAGTACAAGGAAGTCAAGAGCGGTCAGGCTGCAATCGTTGGTGCTGCGGACGTGTACGTTGGCGACTTCGGTGAAGTCTCCATCGTCCCGAACCGCTTCCAGCGTGAGCAGGATGGCTTCGTTCTTCAGCCGGATATGATCTCGGTCGATTATCTGCGTCCGTTCGAGCAGGTTGAGCTTGCGAAGACGGGCGATGCCCAGAAGCGCATGATCACGGTCGAGTACGGGCTTCGCGTGAAAAACGAAGCAGCGCAGGGCTTGGCGGCTGACCTCATCACTAGCTAAGGGGCCGCAAGGCGGGGTGGGTAAAGAGGGAGGTTATCGCCTCCCTCTGCCCCCGTAACCACTACATGATTCGCACAAGAACATTTGACCATGACGCCAGTACCGGGATTACCGAACTCTGGCATTTCGACGACGAAACGGGAATCGTAACGCTGGAATCCTTGCAGGACGTTTCCGGTTTGGTTGAGGCGAACAAGTCAGAGTTTAAGCATTTTGACGAGCGTGCTCGTTACCAGGATGGGATGACGAAGGTTGCATCCATCCCGCTCAGTGTTTGGTCCGACCTGCGCCGTAAGGGTATTGATCGGGACAAGCGTGCGATGAAGGCGTGGTTGAACGATCCAGACAATCGGTTCTTTAGAACCAGACCGGGGAGAGTATGAGAAAGCTAGCGATTGCTATGCCAGCACGGGACGCGATGGAGGTCATGACGGCCTTCGACTTCGCTACTGCTGTTGGCTGGCACTGCACACAGTTCCCAGAAGACACACTTATTCCGCTCGTTTCGATGGGGACGTTGCTCGTTTCCCAGCGGCATGAGTTGGTAGATATGGCGCAGAAGGAGGGAGCTACGCACATTCTGTGGCTGGACTCCGACATGCGCTTCCCCGCTGACCTGTTCAGCAGACTTCTTGACCGTGACATGGATGTGGTGGCAGCGAACTGCCCGAAGCGGCGTATGCCGATTGGACCTACGGCGGGGAACTTCGATGTGGAAACGCGCCGGAAAGTGGACGTTTTCACTAGACCAGAATCTACCGGGCTGGAGCAGGTGGATATGGTTGGAACGGGGGTGATGTTGTGCCGGATGAGTGTGTTTGACCAGATCCCCAAGCCTTACTTCGCTACCCCGTGGGTTGCAGAGGCGAACAGCTACCAAGGGGAGGACGTGTACTTCTGCAAGTTGCTGAAGGATGCAGGCATCCCGGTGTTCATTGACCACGATGTTTCAAAAGAGATCGGTCATATCGGGAACTTCGAGTACCGCCACAACCACGTTTGGGCTGTGGCCGACATCAAGGAAGCCAAGAAGAAAGAGAAGTTGATTGAGGTGGTGGTTTGATTACTTCCTACTCCACGCTGAAGTCTGCTGTCGCTGACTACCTGAACCGCCAAGACTTGACGACGGTCATCCCGACGTTCATTTCTCTGGCAGAGAAGGAGATTCAGCGCACGCTGCGTGTTCGGGATATGCTGTGCCGATCGACGGCCACGATCTCCGACCAGTACGCTGCGTTGCCTGTGGACTTCCTGGAGATGAAGAAATTCCGTATCTCGGTGAATGGCTTGTGGCGACCGTTGACGATCCTCGGGGATAAGCAGGTAGATGATGTTCGCCTGAACTACGGCACTACTGGAGCGCCGGAAAGCTACGCACTGAACGCAGATGCCCTAGAGTTTGTACCTGCCCCTGACGGAGAGTACGACACGGAGATGACGTACTACGAGAAGATCACTCCTCTGTCGGACGACGACACAACGAACTGGCTTCTGGAGAAGGCTCCAGACCTGTACTTGTTCGGGGCTTTGCTTCAGTCTGCGCCGTACCTCAAAGAAGATGAGCGAATCGGGCTGTGGAGTGGGCTGTATAAGTCCATTTTCTCGGATATCCAAGCGGAGAGCGATCGGTCTGACTATGCCGGGTCTACTCCACGGGTACGTTCAAAAGCAATCGGTTAAAGGGAGAATCATGGAACAACGCATCGTAGAAGCTGTCGGATTGGGCTATCGCCCTGGACCTGTTTCGATCAAGAAGGGTATCGTTCGCGCTGCGATGCGCGGCTTTGTATGGTTGCTGCATCGCAACATGATCCCGCTCGAATGGCGGCAGCGTGCGATGTTTGGCGCTCTCTCGTTGCGCTCGAAGTTCCTTGGGGTTCCGTTCCTCGCTGGAGCGTCGATTGGCGATACGTTCGAGAACGACCTGATGAAGTTGATCTTCCAGGCGACGGCGATTGCGAACGTGGCAGACAACGCGGGTACGTCTCCTCTTACCAATCTTTCGGTGGCATTGCATACTGCCGATCCAGGCGATACTGGCACGCAGTCCACGTCGGAGATCACCTACACCAGCTATGCGCGTGTCTCGGTGGCTCGTACCTCTGGTGGCTGGACGGTAACGGCGAACAGTGTTAGCCCCGTGGCGTCGATCAGCTTCCCTGCTGGCACGGGTGGCAGTGGCACGGCTACTCACTTCTCGGTTGGCCCTACGGGTGGTGGCACTACGAAGATTTTTTTCAGTGGAACGGTTACGCCGAACATTGTCACAGGTAACGGCATCACTCCGGTGCTGACCACGGCTACCGCTATCACTATCGACTAATTAATGGCTACTCGCGTATATCTCCCCTCAAGTGGAAGTGCGGCGGTAACTCCGTCCACTTGGAACTTTGGGGCGCAGATTAACCCGCTGACCTTCGCTGGCAGTAGGACGAAAACCTCGTCCGCGCTGACTACCAAAACGGAGGCTACCGGCACAACTAGCCCTACAGCTAGGGCTATGTTGCGCTACGTCATTGGGCCTCTATCTGCCCAGACAATTAGCGGGACAGTCAAGGGTCAGATGCTAGGCTCGGAAAATAACACCGGTGCCAACGCCACCCTTGGGCTAGCAATTAAGATCATCCAGCCGGGGGGTGCGGATCGCGCAGTACTGTTAGCGCAGACTGCTGCCGATGCGACTACTACCCCACCAGAACTTGCCGCCACGCTTACCAATCGCAAGTTCATGAACTCTGCGGAGAGTGCGGCTATATCGCTCACTTCGCAGTCTGCTACTTCTGGGGATTACCTAGTTATTGAGATTGGATTTCGCTCGGCAACGACCACTAGCCGCAACGTAAGCCTCCGTTATGGCGATACGGGATCTACTGACCTAGCAGAAAATGAAACCACGACCACGGACAATGTACCGTGGATTGAGTTTTCAAACACTATATCGTTCGATGTGCTATCTCCAGGAACGGCTGCTGGAGTTGGCTCGGCTACTGGTGTTGGCGCGGCTAGTGCTTCATCTTCCGGCTCTGCTGCCGGGACATCCACGGTAGCGGCGACAGGCGCAGCCACATTCAGAGCGGCGGCTTCTTCCAATGGAACTTCTACGGTAGCGGCAACGGGCATTGCTGAGTACCGCGCGTCTGGCTCTGCTTCGGCCACCTCTACGGTTAGCGGAGTGGCTCTGTCCACTGGTAGCGATGGCTCTGCTGCTGGCACGTCTACTGTTACTGGTGTTGGCGCGGCCCTTGCCCAATCACCAGCGAGTGCTGCTGGAAATTCCACGGTTACTGGTGTTGGCCGATCTACCGCTACTGCTGATGGTGCGGCTGCTGCCACATCCACGGTGGCTGGAACGTCCACGTCTACCGCTCGGTCTGCTGGTGCTGCTGCGGCTACCGGGACGGCTACTGCTGTAGCTACATCGTCTGCCCGTAGTCCTGGATCGGCTGCTGGAACGTCTACCGTCACTGGTATTGGCGAGGCACAGAAGCAAGCGGCAGCAGCTTCCGCGGCCACATCCACAGTTTCCGGTGTTGGCGCATCCACTTCCACTGCTGCTGGTGCTGGCGCGGCTACCTCGTCGGCAACCGGAACTGGAGTGGCTACCGCTCGATCCGCTGGTGCAGCGTCGGCTAGTGGCACTGCTTCCGCTGCTGGCGTAGCCTCCGCTCTCAGCGTCGGGGCCTCTAGCTCTACGGCTACCGCTGCTGCTCCTGGCGCAGCAGAGAAGCGATCTGCTGGCGCTGCGTCTGCTACTGCTGGGGTGTCCGGTGCTGGCCTAGGGTATTTCTTCGCAGTTGGCGCATCGTCTACTAACGGATTAGCCGCTGCATCGGCTACATCCACGGCTGCATCTGCTGGCTCCGCTGCTAGCTCGGCCACCGTTGAGGGAGTAGCCGACGCGCAGGTCATCTGGGATTGCAACACGGTCAACTCGACCGTCTTCTACGGAGGAACGGTATACGGGTCCACGCTCTACGGGAATGTGGTCGCGTGGGAAGCGGCTACGGTTGCTGCTGAGTCCTGGACTTGTAACGTACTCGATTCCACCGTCCTTTATGGTGACTACCCGTATGGAGCCACGCAGTACGGGAAACTCACGGCTTGGGAGTGTGCTGCACCCAAGACTGTACCTGCATGGTATGGCACTGACGCTACAGGCGACTGGAGCAAGAAACGACCGTCATGGGTGAACTAAATGGCTGACTCTCAAACTACAAATCTCGCACTTACGAAACCGCAGGTTGGGGTTAGCACTACTTGGGCTACGAAGACCAATGAGAACTGGGACACCCTAGACGCTCTGTTCCCCGGTGGGGTGCTGGACTCCGACAATGGTGGACTCCCATCGCAGACTGGCAATGACAACTCGCTGCTCACGACTGACGGTACGGATGCCTCGTGGACCTCGGAGGTTAAGGTTTCCGTAGCTGGTGATTTGGTAGCCACTAACGCCGGATTCATTGGTCAGGATGGTTCGTCTAACGCGGTAGTTGCGATTAGTGGCAATACGAGTTCCCCCGCGATGTCTCTAGCTTCAGACAAGGTAATCGCTTGGTCCTCCACTACCTACGCATTTGACACGAAAGACGTTGCCTTATCCCGCAACGCTGCCGGAATCCTAGAGATCAACAACGGGACCCCTGGGACATTCCGCGATATCCGCTATCGCCGCTCTTGCCATACGGTAGTAGCGGTAAGCTACTCGGCTACCCCTACATTCAACGCGGCATCTGGATCGTCATTTACGATCACCCTCACCGGGAACGTCACATCCAGCACTTTGAATAACATCGTGGCTGGTCAGACGGTCACCTTTAAGATCGTGCAGGACGGTACGGGTGGCCGCTCCTTTGTGTGGCCTACGAACGTACTGGGCGGCATGACGATTGACGACACTGCTGCTGCGATCAACTGCCAGCAGTTCCACTGTTTCGATGGAACCAACCTAGAGGCGATCAGCCTCGGGAGTCAGCGATAAATGAAGACACTACTGTTCATCCTTGCATCTGCACTGGCCTTCGGGCAGACGGCTCTCATCAACGGAAGCTCTGCGAAGTTCCGCAACGTAACAGGAACGGCTGCACCTTCATCCGGTACGTGCGATGCCTCCTCGGAGGTTGGATCGTTCTACGTTCGCACTGGCAATCAGGCGAGTGTTCCGACGCAGGTATACGTCTGCAAGCAGACTGGATCTAGCACCTACGCTTGGGGGCCATTCTTCGGCTATACACAGACGGCTGCTCCAGCGACATGCGCTACCGGGGAACTGTGGTTCGATACGGATGCTACGGCTGGCAGCAACCTGAATCTCTGCACAGCCAGCAATACTTGGACTGCGATTAGCGGAGGTGGATCAGGGACCGTGAGCGTAGTTAGCTCTGGGGCACTCACTTCTACGGCATTAGTCACGGGCGGAGGAACTACTACACTTCAAACTCCATCATCCACAGCCACCTTGGACTCCAGTGGTAACTTGGTCGTATCAAGTGTGTCTACGGGATCATCTGCGCCCACTTGCACGGCTGGCACTGCCGGACTGATCTGCCTCAAAGAAGGCACCGCTGGGACGGGCGAAGCGTCTGCGGCCTTATTGTACAGCAAGACCGATCACCTCTTGTACGCCAACTTGAACAACGGCGGAGAGGTACAAGTACCCACGGCCACCAGCACGGCTACACTCACGAATAAGACGTTCGACACGGCTGGAACGGGGAACAGTCTAAAGATCAACGGTACGGCGATCACGGCAGTGAGCGGCACGGGCGCGGTATGCCTTGCAAGTGGGTCATCGTGCGGAGGGGCTTCGTCCTATTTCCCGCAATACACCTGCCTAGACAACAGCACCGGATGGAGCGACTACAACTACGGCACGCAAATGACGATTACGGCTCTGCCCAACACTGCCGGTTCTAACTGCGGTATCTGGGCGCAGCAAGAAGGCTCGGATTATGTTCGCGCAAGAGTGAAGTCCACGGGCAGCAGCACTTTCAATGTTAAATACGCCCTACGCATCGGCACGATGATTGGCGACAACGCTGAAGCTGGGGTGCTGGTGAAGGACAGCGGCACGCAGTCTGTTGTGTGCGGGTTACGGCTTTCGTCTGGATCTAATCGATTCATCTGGCGAGGAGACAGATATACCGACACCTCCACTACCTCTGCGGCTGAGACGATCAATGCAGACTGGACGGCTGGCGGGGCGCAATATGCCATCGCCTACAACTCCTCGAACGCCTATTTCACAGGGCAAGGATTGATCTATGTGGAACTCGCATCGACGAACGGAACGACTACGACCTGCCGCGCTTCGTTTGACGGAGTGGTTTGGATTCCTGTCTGGTCATCCACGTTCCTGACCCCCGCCTCAACTGGCTATTACACCCGGTCAGGGTTTTCAACCACCGACAACCTCTACGTCCTGGGGACTAACTAATGCGCTGGCTGATAACTCTTGCCATTTGCCTTCCGCTGGCAGCACAGCAACGCTCCGTCGTAATCGCCTCGGGTCAAAACTTGTCGTTCCCGTACACGTCACTCACGCTTGCTGACGTTCGGTACGAAGGCGAACTGCACGCCATTGGCTCGGCGACTGGAAGCGACAGGGTAATCAATGACGACGGAATAATTAAGTGTTACATCGCTGCATCTACGCTTAACCTTGGGTGTTATAGCTCGTATGATGGCGCGGGAAGCGGGATCGCACAGGTAAATCTCAGTGGCTACTCGGAGGCTCGATTCCGATGGCAGCGCGACACCACGGCCCTCACCTACACTTTGGAGGTTTGGGACGGGGCTGGGGCTAACTATACGTCATCAGTCAAGCCGGTGACCATCGGATACACTGGGACAACATCGCAAACCGTCACGATGAGCGCGGCGATTGATTATGCGTTCTGGCGCTGGTCCTCGGCGATTGTGGCAACTGGGTCCACGCCTCCAGCGGATTGCCCAACGTCAGCCGTAAACAACGCCGACTTCTGTTTTCAGGACAACCTTACGGATCGGTCCAGTCATGCGTGGACGCTGACCTATAGCAGCGGAACTCCGGCCTACGCTAACACCCCGGTTTACAGCTGTTCTGCCTCGTTCCTGGATTGGCTTTCCCCTGTGACCGCAAAGACCACGGGATCGCTGGCCCTGACGAGTTCTTCGTTCTGCTCTCGCGCGGCGACGGGTGTGCCGTCCTCAATTACGTGGTCTATGACGGCGGGGACCGGAAGCGCATCGTTCAGCGCGGCTTCCTCTAGCTCCACTACGTTTAGCAATTCTACAGCGGGGACTAAAACCATTCAGCTTCAAGTCGGCGACGGGACCGCAAACACCACGACAAGCCACAAGGTAGGCATCGTTGCAGTTAGCTCAGATGGATGCACGGTTACGCAATCAAACTCAAACCTAGAAGCGGTCATCGGCCCGGTGGTGATTTTCGCAGACTCGACTTGCAGCCCGTGGACCTACTGGGACTGGTTGAGCCTTGCCTACGCCGACCAAGCCCCAAGCAACGCTCTAGGCGCTTCAGATGTGGCGGGAGTGGGTAGTCTGATTTCCACCTCCGGGGCGTTTACTATCACCAGCAACCCAACGACTCTTACAGGTCCGTCTGGATGGACCTCTGGGCGAACAGCGGGCGATCTTCTGGTGGTCGCGTGGACCACAGCAGATGGAGTTGGAACTGGGCGCACGGTTCAGGCTATCACCTCAGTGGATTCGGCAACGCAAGTGACGCTGGAGAGCTACTATTATGGCCCGTGCCTTCGTGGGCTGTTAACATGCCCATCGACGGTCAGCGTCTACAACCCCAAGACCCCCGATTTCACTTGTGCGGGGATCTACTCGCCATGCTTCAACTACGCTCTATGGGGATACTCCCAAGGAGCCGGAAACACGAATTGGAATTATTACGACTTAGTGCTGTTCCTGTATCGCCTCGGGGTACGGACGGGGATTGATACATACACGCAATACGCAAAGGACATGGCTGACGTTTGGTGGCGCTATGCTCTCGACAGCGGGGCTGGGAACACCCCGGCGAACCGGGTTTCGGCGCTTGGCGGGGCTATAGCGAGGGCAGTGGATGGAGACGGGCTAACGTCTCGTGTCACGGACCTGCACTCGCTGATAGTTGCGGAAGCCGCGCAGAACAACCTCTACAACACCATCGCGGACGCCTCCAGCGACAAGCGCGAGATGGGTTACGCTACGGGGTTTGTTGCCCTCGCCGCTCGATTCGATTCCGGCAACCGCGCATCCTATTGCACCAACCTGCAGTCGATGGTGGACTCTTGGATCACCGTGCAGGATGCTTCTGGGTTCTACAAAGAAGACTTGTATGCCGCCAATCCCAGTTACCCCAACCTCACAATTGGCGGTTCCCCGTGGCGGCAGATGGTCACTAATCGGGCGCTCCAGTATTCTTATGAATCTCTCGTAGACTCTGCCGTATGCAATGACACCACCTCACGCCCCGCTTCTCTTCTTACGTCTATCACCAATAATCTTGAGTGGGCTTACTCACAGGGTCGATCTAGCGTCAATCGTGGCATCTACTACAACACTGGCATGGGGACGCAGACGCTGAACTCTGGCAATGTCCAGCAAGCCGGAACCGTCACTCTGACGGACTCAACCCACATCACGGGCAGTGGGACGAACTTCACGGGGGCTGGGATCTGTGACGGGGCGCATTATTTCGCGCCGTGGGCGTCCGACCCGCGCTCGGGAACCGATATCCGCCGCATTTCTTCCTGTGCGGACGGAACGCACTTGACGTTAGCCTCCGCATGGACCGGAACAGCGTTCACCGGAGTCAACTTCAACACCACTATCGTCGCCTTAACCACATGCGGGGCTGGGTCTGCGCCGAACTGCGAAAACGACAACAGCGCCGGGGATGGGCCTCCACCAAACGGGATGCTTTCGCTTGTGCGGCTACTGCCGGGGAATTATGGCTGGTTATACCGCAAGACTGGGGACTCTACCTGGAAGACTCGCGGGGACGAACTGTTTTCCGCGACCTTCGGAGGCCCTGCCAGCGGTCCAGGCTATACCAATGCGTGTGCTGGACCAGCGTGCGACGGGACCGTAACGGATACCGCCGCGGCGTTACGCGACTGCGCTTCCTACGCCGCGCCGTGTACGGTAGGCGGCAATGCGTTTGCATATAACGCGACCAAAAACTTCCCCGAGGCTGGTGGGTGGGCTGACGCAGACAGGTATTTGTCGGATCGGCTTTCTCTCGCTACTCCATCCACGCTCGGAAGTTCCCGCAAAGGCAATACAGCGGCCAAAGGCCCGGTGGTGATCCGGTGAGCATCTTCCCCGATCTCGGCAAAGTTGAGGCGCAAGCCGCCGACGACCTGCGAGCGATCCCCGCCGACGCCATTGAGCACCTGAAAACAGTACTTAACGAAGTGGCGGCAGGAGAAGTCCAGATCACGATGGTCCGTTGAAGGGAATTATGGCAGACACAACTACTAGCAACCTGAATCTAGTCAAGCCCGATCTTGGCGGCTCCAATAATACTTGGGGGACGAAGCTCAATAGCGATCTGAACCTGATTGACGCAGTGTTCACGGGCGACGGAAGCGGTACGTCTGTCGGCCTGAATGTGGGCAGCGGCAAGACGCTGGCTCTCGGTGGATCGCTGAAGATCGGCGGCTCTACGGTGCTTGCATCTGGCACTCCGCTACCGATTGCAAACGGCGGCACGGGGCAGACGACGAGCAACGCGATTCTGAACGCTATCTTGCCTTCGCAGACCTCCAATAGCGGTAAAGTGCTGATGACGGATGGAAGCAACTCATCCTGGGAAGTGAACGCTGTATCCGTCTCTGCTCCTGGGTCTACGGGCTACATCGCCTTTAATAATGCCGGATCGTTCGGTGCTTCCACGCTGTACTTCACGCCCACTTCCACGGCGTATGGACAGGGGCAAGCCGCTAACGGGAAGAAGCTCGGCGTGAATGTTACCCCAAGCTATGCCTTGGATCTAGGCACTACCCAGTCGTTACGCTGCGGCAGCATCGGAATCGGCATGGCTCCAGCGGACTACCCTTCGTGGGATAACACTCTGAACTGCGCCGGGAACGGTAACTTCAACGGAACCGTCACGGATGGGTTGTCTGATCAGCGGTTGAAGACGGACATCTCCGACATAGTAGATGCGCTAGAGAAGATCAAGTCGCTTCGTGCGTTCACCTTCCGGTTCGTGGAATTTGCTGTGGCTACCGGAGCCAGTCCCGCTCCACAGGTTGGCGTGTTCGCTCAAGAGGTTCAGGCTGTTCTGCCGGAAGCGGTGGCCCTAGCTCCGATGGACAGAGCACCAGACGGGACATCTGCTAGTGGACAGGACTATCTAACCGTGCTGTATGCCAAGCTCACTCCGCTGCTGATTGCTGCGGTCAAGGAGTTGGCTGCTCGGGTAGAAGCACTGGAAAGAGCGTGACGATGGAGTGGATCAGCGTTGTAGGACTGGGGTTCATCCTGGCTACCGTGTTCTGGGCGGGGAATACGTACAACCGCATCAGCGCAATTGAAAGAACGCTCGACGAGATCAAGAACACTCTCCCTGCTCTAGCCGACCTAGCCATTCTGCGAGTTGAGTTGAATGGACTCAGATCACGGGTGGAGAAGTTGGAGCAGGATCTATGAACATCCTGAAGGCTTTTCGGCTGTGGAGCAAGTACAAGCAGCCAATCAACGAAGCAGAACAGATCGTAAAGGAGATCGCTAGTATGAAACTTTCATTCCTAGATGCACTGAAGTCGCGCACCGTTTGGACCGCATTGATCGGTGGTGCTGTCCACCTACTTCCGCAGGTTCAGGCAATCATCCCTCCTGGAGCGTTGCCCATCGTAGATGCTGCGCTGACGCTACTCACCGTCATCTTCCGCATGAACCCACAGGCGGCTTCCAAGTAACATGGCGCATTTCAGCGTTGACGAACTGAAGTGCAAGTGTGGATGCGGAGAGAACGAGTGCGAACCGCAGTTATACGAAATGCTGGAGGAGTTCCGCGCTGCCGTCTCGAAAGAGGCTGGCGTGGATACGCCGATCATCGTCACCAGTGGGTATCGCTGCTCCAAGCACAACAAGAAGGTCGGTGGCGCGTACAGCAGTCAGCACGTTCTTGGACGCGCTGCCGATGTTCGCGTAGAAGGGAAGTCCGCTGCGTGGCTGGAGAAGGTAGCCGCCACGGTTCCCAGTATCAAGGGGATGGGGCGCGATGACAACAACAACTTCATCCACTTGGATGTTCGCAAGACGATGCCAGCGAAGTGGTGTTACAACGCTTCCGGCTCCTGGACCCAATACTACGAGGCTGCATAAATGTCGCTAGTACCATTGAAGATCCCTCCCGGAATCTACCGAAACGGGACGAACTACGAGTCTGCTGGTCGCTATTACGACGGCTCACTGGTTCGCTTCTTCGAGGGTACGATTCGTCCTGTTGGCGGGTGGCTGCGATACGACCAGTCGCAGACCGCCTTAGAGGGGATGGCTCGTGGTATTCATTCCTGGCGTGGACTGATTAGCAGATACTTCGCTATTGGCACGCACTCGAATCTCTACGCATCATACGACGGTGGAGAGGTTCGGGATATCACTCCTGCCGGATTTACCGTTGGACGGGAAGATTCGTACGCCGGACAGGGTTATGGGTTGGGCCTGTACAACACGGGGAACTACAACGATCCTCCGGTGGCTACGACTTCGCTCGACGCTACGGCATGGTCCCTCGACAACTGGGGAGACTATCTGGTAGCGTGCAGCACGACTGACGGGAAGATTTACGCTTGGGATGATTCCATCCCGAACGCTGTCGTGGTGTCCGGTGCTCCCACTGACACGCGGCTGATTCTGGTTACGCCGGAACGCCACCTGGTTGCGATGGGTACAGACTCCGATCCTCGCTTGATTAAGTGGTCCTCGCAGGAAGACCTCAACGACTGGACGGCTACCTCGACCAACACGGCTGGCGATTTGATCCTGCAATCGCAGGGCCGCATCGTGGCGGCTAAGAAGGTGCGTGGGCAGACGCTCATCGTCACCGATCAGGATGCTCACCTGATGACGTACAAAGGCTTGCCATTCATCTACGGCATTGAGCGCGTCGGTACTGGCTGCGGGGGTGTTGGGCTGAACGCTATCGCGGTGATTGATTCTGGCGCGATCTGGATGGGTAGAAACGGGTTCTTCACGTTCGATGGTAGCGTTCGCCCTCTGCCGTCAGATGTTAGCGACTACGTGTTCAGCGACATCAACGAGACGGAGTTCACGAAGGTGTACGCGGGGCATAACAGCCTCTACCGCGAGGTCTGGTTCTTCTATTGCTCGGCCAACTCTTCAGAGGTGGATCGGTACGTTGCATACAACTACATCGAGGGCCATTGGACGATTGGGGAACTGTCGCGCACTTGCTGGTCTGACGCTGGCGTGTTCCCGCGTCCTATAGCTGTAGGTGCTGACGGCTACATTTACGAGCACGAGAATGGCTGGACGGCGGCTGGTACTGAAATCGGGGCAGATCGCTTCCTGACCTCTGGACCTGTAGAGATGGCTGGAGGGAACGCCATTCTGTACGCTCGGCAGATCATCCCCGATGAACGGTCTGCTGGTCAGGTGCAGTTGAGCTTCACGACGAAGTTCACGCCAGAAGGCGATGAGTACACCTACGGCCCATATACGCTCTCGCCGTATACGGACGTTCGGCTGAGTGGGCGGCAAATCTCCATGAATATCGAGGGAGTAGCTGACGAAGACTGGCGCGTTGGCACGATCCGCATGGAAGGCACTACTGGAGGTCAGCGATGAGTCTCCCTCTGGTTCCAGCACGCTACGACCAGGGCGTAGAGGAAGAACGCAATCGGCAGATCAATGCCAGCCTCGATGCGGTGTATCGCCGCGATCAGGATGTGGAGATCAGCGGTGGCCCTACGGCACGTAGTCAGCGGTTAGTGCTGCGTAGCCCTGACGGGAATCGGTGGTCTATCGAAGTGGACAATGCGGGGGCAATTTCAGCGACGGCACTATGAACCTTTGGGAACAGTTTGAGCGATGCAGGCCGTGGCTGGAGAAGGCGCTTAAGTACGCCTACGGCACGCACACGATTGAGGATATCGCGGCTGGCTTGGCTGGTGGTCAATACATCCTGTGGCCGGGGCATCACTCTGCGGTGCTATTTGAGATCGTACAGTTCCCGCGAAAGCGTATCGCATTTGTTTTTCTCGCTGGCGGTTCCCTGCAAGAGATCGAGCAGATGATCCCGGCGATGGAGGCTTGGGCGCGTTCCATTGGATGCGATCGGGCTGAGTTCTCAGGGCGTGCTGGATGGACCCGTTCATTCCTGTCGAAAGCCGGATACCAGCAGCGTAACGTGACGATGACAAAGGAGCTATAACATGGGCGGCAGCAAGACTACTACCACATCCAACTCTACGAATACTCAGGCGATTGACCCTCGCTACGACAACAAGAACTGGGAGTTGTTCGGTGGACTGCAAAACGCCGTCAACAACTACAATCCGGTGCTGGCCCCTCAGCAGTTGCCATTCAACCCCACGCAGATTCAGGCACAGAATAACCTGATGGCAATGGGGAATAGCGGGAACGATCCGTACATCTCGGCTGCTGGGAACGCTTACCAAAACCTAGCCAACTACAACCCGATGATGGTTGGGGCGTCCCCGATTGACTCTGCTCAGGCTTCCGCGATGGGATACACGCCAGCGGAGATTGCACGCTCCGGTATCCGCAACATCACTGGTGCTCCCGTGAGCGGTGGTGGCGTAGCCGCTACGCTGATTGATCGCAGCAACATCAAGGACGTGGCAGCGCAGAACGCCGCCGCTGCTCAGATGACTGGCGACCAGCTTCGGCAGTACGTGGGGATGATGGACCCCACGTATCAGAATGCGGTGCTCGATCAGACCCGTTCCGATATTGAGCGTCAGCGTATGCAGACGCAGAATCAGGGGGCCGCTGCTGCTGCTGCCGCTGGAGCCTTCGGTGGATCTCGGCATGGCGTAGCGGACGCAGAGACGAATCGTGCCTACGGTGACACCTTTGCCCGTACCTCCGCCGACCTTCGCTTGGCCGGATACAACGCTGCACTCCAGAACTTGCAAGCGGATCTTGGCCGCCAGCAGCAGACTGGCATGTTCAACTCTGATGCGGCTCTCCGCGCTGCGATGGCGAACCAGAGCACCAACGCATCGCTGGGGGCAGCGGACGCGCAGAACGCTACGCAAGCTGGCATTGCTGGGGCGCAGAACGCACTACAGGCGTCCATTGCATCGGCGAACAACAGCATGCAAGCGCAAGCGGCGAATCAGGGCATGGACTGGAACTCTGCTTCGGCGAACGCAGCCGCAAAGAACGCTGCTGGGATGTTTGGAGCTAATGCCTTCAATAACAACTCACAGTACAATGCAGGACTGTTCCAGGATCGCAATATCTTCAATGCGAATCAGGCTATGCAAGCTGGGTTAGCGAATCAGAGTGCTGGCCTTAATGCGGCAAACATCTGGGGCAATGCTGCTGGCGGGTTGATGAATGTCGGCAACAACCTGTTCAACCAAAACGTAGCGAAGGCTGGATTGCTCGGGGCTGTCGGAGATCAGCAGTACGGCATGGCTTCCGGGAATCAGGCTATAGACTATCAGAACGCTCAGTACTTGGCGAACCTTCCGCTACAGGAGCAGTCGATGTTGCTGGGAGCGTTCAATAGTATGCCCTATGGTCAGACGCAGACCAGTAGCGGAACAACCGTGCAGCAGACGCGGCCTAGTCTGATGAGCACCATTGGGCAGGGGTTGAGTCTCGCTAGCAACTTCATCCCTGGAGGGTCTTTCGGTGGCTTACTCGGCATGAGCTCCCCTGCTATCGGCTCCAGTATGGCTAGCTTGCCGCTCGGGATTCAGCCGTGGGCTGGCGCTCCAGCGCCTCCCCGCACTTCGTATTTCTAAGGAGAACACACATGAACATCTTAAATAGCATCGGTGGTGGATTACTTAGCGGAGTGCGCGGCGTGGGTCAAGGACTCGCGGCGGCTGGTGGTGGCATCAACAAGTACATCAACGCGATGGGCATGGACTCGGCGCTGTCCGCCGGCATCCCGCAGGACCAGTTGACTCCACAGGCTATGCGTGGAGCGGGGCGTAACTGGCTAGCCTCTATCGGCCAAGGTATGCAGACTGGCGACTATGTTGGTGCTCGTCAGGACATGCAGAAGGAGATGTTGGCGAAGGTGCAGATGCTTCAGCAGATGAAGCAGCAGGAAGCAGCCAAGCAGCGTATGGCGCAGTTCCAGCAAGCCGCCCAGCAGGTTGACCCTCGCGATCCTGCTTCCGTAGCGGCTCTGTCTAGGGCGTTCCCTGAGTTCTCTGAGACTATCGGGAAGATGGTCGATCCGCAGCATACGTTAGCGCAAGCGGCACAGGCCAACGCTACAGCGAATAAAGCGAACGTGGATGCTTGGCTGTCTCAGCTACCCAAGCCAGTTGGGGTCAAGGAGTACAAGGAAGGAATCTCCTCGGATGGTAAATCTATGGTGGTATACGCCTTCATGGACGATGGGACCCGGAAGGAGACGGGCATCCAAGTTCCGTCTTGGGTTAACGGAGGAGGCGGCACGTCTTTCAATCAGGCTACCGGAGAGACGAAAGGACCCCCATCAAAGCCACCGGAGACTAGCGACATTACAGAGTACAAGTATGCTTTGGGCCAAGGGTATAAGGGGACCTTCGAGCAGTGGAAGCACACGCAGAAGGCGTCTGCTGCCGCGCCAGCACCAGCAGCAAAGCCTGCACAGAACATGCCTAGCCCGGTACAGAAGGAACTGGAGTCCGGGACGCAGTTGCTAACACAGATGGGAGCAATCGCTTCCGGATGGAACTCCAACTATGTAGGCAACCCAGCGAACGCAGCGGAGAACGCTATGCAGAAGTACGTGGGTGGAGGCACTCCTGGACAGGCTGAGTGGTGGTCTGCTTATGACAACTTCATCAACGAGGTGCGTCACGGTCTATTTGGGTCTGCTCTGACAAAGCAGGAGAAGGATGCCTTCGAGTCCACTATCGTCACTGGAGCAATGGTGCCGGATCTGGCGCAGAACGTACTAAAGCGTCAGGTTTCGCTTGTCGCTGGAGCGTGGCAGCGGAAGTTCAACGGGAACATGAAGGCGTATAACCCAGATCAGGTTAAGCAGTGGGACGCATCCAGCGTCCTAGAAGGGCTAAATCGCGCCGGGTGGATCTTGCCGAACCCTTATGAGGGTCTTACCCCCGGTGCTCCCCCGGCGCAACCCGGTAAGCCGTTCAGCCTAAATCCACAGGCTCCTCCTGCCCCTGCCCCCGGCTGGTCAGTTCGCATTATTAAGTAAAGGAGACTCATGCCTCAGCAGACATACGGAGTCACTGCTCCAGACGGAACCGTACTCGAAGTAACAGGCCCAGCGGGGGCCTCGCAAGATGAAGTCATCCGTCAAGCGAAAGTATTGTATTCGCAGCAGAAGGCCACTGCGCCGCAAGCATCCTCGATGGGGGCTACGGCAGAAAACGCATCCAGAGCGTTGGTCAATGGCATGACTTTTGGATTCGGAGACAACCTAGAAGCTGCAATCTGGGCACTCCCAGTACTCGGGGGCAAGAAGCCCAATGAATCCTACGGCCAAGCATACGACCGCAATCTTACAGAAATCCGCAATAAGATGCAGGCGTTCCAGCAGCAGAATCCGGAGGCGAATGCATTTCTCGATCTAGCTGGCGGTATGATCCCGGCAGCACTTACGGGAGGAACGGCTACGGGCTTCCTGAAGGCGCTTACGGGCAAACAGGCGCTATCTCTTGCTGCCCGAGCCGCTGAAGGTGCGGCGGTGGGGGCTGGATACGGAGCACTGGGGGCGGCGGGAAACTCTAACGCTGACAATACTCCAGACCTGCTACGTGCCGCTGGTAATGGAGCTATGGTTGGCGGGGCTACGGGTGGAGCTATGCCTGTGGTATCTGCTGCTCTACAGGCAGCAGCCAAGCCTGTATTTGCGTTCGCTACGAAGATCAACCCGAAGGATCGCGCCTATGGGAAGACTCCAGAAGCGGCTGGGTTGCAGTACACCAGGGGCATCACTCCATCGGCTATCACACAGAGCGCTGACGAGAAGATCGCATCTCTGTCTAAGCGAAATGAAGCCCTAGCCCGCGGCGTCCCGGTTGACATATCGAAGGCGCAGAACTACGTGGAGCAAGCCGCAAATAGGGCAGCGGAGCGGCAGGATACTGTACTCGCTAATGAGCTAAAGGCGATGGCAGACTTCCTAAAGGTCCCCGTCCCCCAATCCAGGATGAGCACTGTAGTCCAGATGGGGAACAAAGCTCTCGGGGGTATTCAGGATGGGCAGGATGCTCTCAAGTTGAAGCAGGACTTCTCTAATGCGTTCATTGCATGGAATCCCGGAAGAACCGCATCCGACAAAGCGCAGCAGGTGGCAAAGCGTGCGTATCACCTCCTTGACGAATCGGTAGATACGGTATCGCCGGAAGTTGCGAAGAATAACCAAATCATCTCCAGCCTCATTCCCGTTCGTCGCGGGTCAGACATGATGACCCGCGAAGCGCCAATGATGCAGAAGATGATTCAAAGGGCTACGGCTATGACTGGGGCATCTATGGGCTACACGCAGGGAGGCATCCCCGGAATGGTTGCTGGGGCGGCTATCCCTGCCGTAGTTGGATCACCCACTGGGCAAGCCGCTATCGCTCGTGGCCTGAACTACCCGTCACAGGCTTCAGCCCCGCTATCGAACCTGCTGCGCTACCTGCTCTCGCAGGGTGGGCGTGCCGTGCCATTGCGTTAATTTAACCTTCGTGATAGAGGATTACATGGCATTTATCGACATGCAGTTTGACGAAGCGGCCAAGGAGAAGTGGCGGCTTGGGCAGATCGTCTACGGAACAACCTTCGTGGGTG